ATATAAGTAAAGACAAGTGACGATTTACTTGGTGAATACTTCGACAATCGCCGCGAATACTTGAAAATAAAGGTTTGACAAGTAAAAATCGAGTTGAATTGGCAAGGTATCTGTTATTTTTGCGAATCGTTCGCATGCCTTGGTATTGCATACCGCCACAAAAAAAACAGCATAACATATTATATATATAGAATAATAGGCTAGAATAAAATTATTTAAAATACAGGGGTTGACATCGGCACTCAAACTCTGTATAATAGTCTATAGAGAAAGAAACAATATAAAATGTTCCTCCAAAGTACAATTAACACTAATAGTACTTTCTTTATTTTTTTATTTTTACCTTATAGGATACCAATGGAACTAGAATCAACTACAGATAATACTATAGATAACTATATTAACTTATCTAGTTTGTTAAAAGCAAGAACATACTTAGAAGCACAGGATGATTTCCTTACTTTTGTTAGATTAATGGCTCCTTCTCTTGTTTCTGACTGGAGGATGGGCAAACATATAGAAGTAATATCAAATAAATTAGATGATTTAGAGAATGGTCACATAAAAAGACTAATGGTTTTCCTACCACCTCGCTCATCTAAGTCTGTATTATGTTCTAAATTGTTTCCTGCCTGGTATATTGGTAGGAATCCTGAACATGAGATAATGACAGTCTCACACTCTGATCAATTAGCCAGTGATTTTGGACGATCAGTCAGAGATATTGTTACCACACAGGAATTTCAGGATATTTTTAAGGGTGTTACCCTGCGAAGTGACGTTAGAGCAGCAGGTAAATGGAAAACAAACCAGAATGGAACCTATTATGCTGCTGGTGTTCGCTCACAAATTGCAGGTCGTGGAGCGCACATAGCAATTCTAGACGATGTTATGTCAGAAGAGGACTCATATTCAGAAGCAGGTAGGAGATATGTTAAAGAATGGTATCCTGCTGGTTTACGTACACGTATTATGCCCAATGGTGCCATACTAATTATTAATACACGCTATCATTATGATGACTTGTGTGGGTGGCTTTTAAAACAAGAAGAAGAAATGTCAGAGTATGAGACATTACCTTGGGAAGTTGTTAAGATTCCTGCATGGTTAGATGAAGAAGCTGCTGATCTTTTAGAGTTACCAATGGGTGGCTCATATTTTCCAGAATGGAAACCAGATGAGTTGTTAAAAATAGATGAAGCAGAGATTAAAGCATCTAATGGTTCTCGATACTGGAACTCTCTGTACATGCAAGACCCAACACCAGAAGAAGGTGGACTTATAAAAAAGAAATGGATACAAGAATGGGAATATGATGAGCCTCCTGTCTGTGATTTTATAATACAAACATACGATACAGCATTCTCTACCAGAACAACTGCTGACTTTAGTGTTATACAGACATGGGGTATATTCTCTCTGTATGAACAAGATGAGATGGGAATAGAAGACTTTGCTCCTAACTTGATTCTTCTTGGTAATGTTAGGGGAAGATTTGAATATCCTGAACTACGAAGAACAGCACAGATGCTGTACAATAAACACAGACCAGATGTATGTATTATTGAGAAGAAAGCAAGCGGTCAGTCTCTCATACAAGATATGAGGCGTAGTGGCCTTCCTGTAAAAGACTATACACCAGACAGAGACAAGGTGGCTAGAGCATATGCAGCATCTCCTCTCATGGAATCAGGTAGAGTGTGGATACCTAAGAATAAAAAGTGGGCAGATGAATTAATAGAAGAACTGACCAGATTTCCACATGCTGCTCATGATGATCAGGTAGATGCCTTGGTCATGGCAATTCATTATCTCAAGGAATCCTGGCATGTAACACATCCTGACGATCCAGACTGGGAAGATGAAATTGTTAATAAGAGGGTTGCATATTGGAAAGTTTAATGGTATAATATAAGAAACAATATTTTTTAGAATTGAGCTTAACAATGTGGCTTTTTGAAAAAGGAATTAATCATTCTCTTAAACGACCTCGCTATCAAGACTACAGATGTAAGAAAAAAAATTGTATTTGTTCTATACCAGAAATGTGTAAAGGACGATGGAAAAAATATCAAAAAGATATAATGGAATATATGCATTTAAAATTTAAGGATACCTATAAAGATGGCAGTTGAACAAAATCCCTTTGAACAAATTAATCCTATGGAGGATAATGTTGTTCCTATGCCTATGGTAGACGAGTCTAAGGCTACCTTTGAGCTTGATGATGATGGTGGAGTTCTTGTAGACTTTACTGAAGAAACAACTATTCAAATGGGTGCAGAGGATTCTGTTGGTGAATGGTATCGCAATATGCGAGATGATCTTGAAGAAGATGAGCTTCAGGATATTGCACGCACTCTGTATGATAATTATGAAGCAGATAAAGAGTCCCGTCATGAATGGGAGTCTATGTTTGAAAGAGGCTTTGATCTTCTAGGACTAAAGATAGAAGAAGCATCTGAACCTTTTGAGGGTGCATGTACAGCCGTGCATCCCCTGCTTATTGAATCAGCAGTTAAGTTTCAATCAAAAGCATCACAGGAGTTGTTTCCTCCTAATGGTCCTGTCAAAGCACAGATACTAGGTAAGCATACGCTTGACAAAGAAAACCAAGCAATGCGTGTTCAAAACTTTATGAACTATCAGCTTACTGAACAAATGCCAGAATACTTTGATGAATTTGAAAGAATGCTTTTTCATCTACCCTTGATAGGTTCTTCGTTTAAGAAACTTTATTATGATGCTTCTTTTAAACGTCCTGTGTCAGAGTTTATTCCTATTGATCAGTTCTATGTTTCCTATAATGCATCTAATCTAAGAAATGCTGATCGTTATACACATGTTATTTATAAGAGTCCTGTTGATCTTTATAGAGAAATAAAAGCAGATATGTATGCAGATGTTGATCTTCCTGAAGCAGGAATGATTAATCCAACATCGTTCTCAGAAAAGATGGACACTATTATTGGATTGTCTCCTTCTAGTGATTCTGATCCACAATATGTATTGCTAGAGCAACATTGTTATCTTGATATAAACGATCCTAATTCAGAGGATGGTGAATCTCTTCCTTATATTGTTACAATAGAAGAACAATCTAAACAGGTACTAAGTATTCGACGTAATTACGACAAGGATGATCCTACAAAACAAAAGAAAGTACACTTTGTACATTATCGTTTTGTTCCAGGATTTGGGTTCTATGGTTTGGGACTCATGCATTTCCTTGGTAATCTGACTATGAGTGCAACCGCTGCAATGCGAGCATTGATAGACGCAGGTCAATTTGCGAATCTTCCAGGTGGCTTTAAGGCTAAAGGTGTGCGTATGGTAGGCAACAATGAGCCTATAGCCCCAGGAGAGTTCAAGGAGGTTGAAGCAACAGGTATTGATTTGAACAAGGCAATTATATCTCTCCCTTACAAAGAGCCTTCCTCGACGCTCTACCAAATGCTTCAGTTTGTAACTGCTGCTGGTCAGAAGTTTGCAGACAGCACTGAACAGATTGTTTCAGATGCTGCCTCCTATGGACCTGTTGGAACTACAATGGCACTACTAGAAGCATCTAGTAAATTCTTTACAGCTATTCATAAGCGACTACATAAATCACAACGTGATGAATTTAAAATTCTTGCCAGTATTGATAAAGATTATTTACCACAAGAATATCCTTATGAGGTTCCTCTTGCAGAACGTAATATTTATCAAACAGACTTTGATGGTAAGATTGATGTTGTTCCTGTAAGTGATCCTAATATTCCATCTAATGCTCATCGTATGATGTTGGCAAACATGGCATTGCAAATGGCACAACAATCTCCTCCTGGTATGTTTAATACTGAAGCACTAAATAGAACAATACTTAGTGCTGCTAATATGCCAAACCTAGATGAGATACTACCACCTAAACCAGAACCCAAACCTCTTGATCCTGTATCAGATATTATGGCGTCTGTTAAAGGTATTGCTATTGCAGCATTTCCAGGACAAAATCATGATGCACACATTCAAGTAAAGATGGCTTATCTTCAAGACCCAATGAATGGCGCTAATCCTATTATGCAAAGAGTACAGCCTGTACTGCAAGCTAATATTCAAGAACATTCTGTTATGAAATATCAAGAACAAGTTAATGGTATGGCACAACAAGAGCTTGGTACTGTTGCTCCCGAGTCTGCTCAGAAACCAGAAGTTATTGAACTAGCACTTATGGAAGCAGCTAAAAAAGTTCAAAATGCTAATCAGGCAATGGGTATGGTTCAGTCTCCAGAGCAGCAAATGGTTGCTCTTGAGCAAGCAAAGGTTGAGCTAGAAAAACAAAAGATGCAAATGGACTTAGCTGTTAATAATGCTGAAGCTGCTCTTGAGAATAAAAAACTTGATCTTGAAGAAAATAAACAAATTCTTGAAGCTACTAAGTCTGGAATTGCATCGGCAATGAAAGATGAAAAAGCTGAAGCAGACAGAGCTAGTAAAGAAACAATTAAAGCACTTGACATGCTTACTAAATTGTTAACAGAACAAATGAAAGAAGAAGGTCAAGATGAGAGAGCAATGATGTCTATGATTAAAGATAGAGCAAACTCTCAAGATAAATCTCAGATGCAAGCTGTAGATATGATATTAAATTTAATAAAGGAGACAACTAATGCCTAACTATGGAAAAATTCATTATCCTAATGATGTAGCAGGAATTACAGATGGAAAGCCTACTCATGTTGTAGATCGTTCTACGTCATATGGAGATTGGACTAAAGAAGATATTCAAGGTTCTCGCGCTACTCGTTCACGACTAGCTGAATATGATCCTAAGTATTGGGAGATGCCAGCACCGAGTAAAATTAAATATTCTTAATGGATATATTTGAAACAATAGCTCAAGTATATCAAGAAGAGATAGAGAATCAAAAAAATAGTTTAGCTCAAGGTAATCCTGTAGACTATCATTCATATAAACAAGTTGTAGGATATATTGCAGGAATCGAATGGGCTAAACAAAACCTAAGAGATATTGTACAGAAACAACTTTATATAGAAGAAGAGGAGTGACATGCAACAGGCACAACTAGGAAATGCAGTGAAAAATAATCTTTGGACCACAGATGAAGATGAACATCCTGATCCAGATGTATTACCAGAACTTCCAGGATTTCATGTTCTTGTACGACCTATATCAATTAAGACAAAAACTAAAGGAGGTATTATTCTACCAGACTCTACCAAAGATGATATGGCATATCTTACCACAGTCGGGCGTGTAATAGCTCTTGGAGATATGGCTTATAAAGATGAAGAGAAATTTCCTTTTGGTCCTTGGTGTCAGGTAGGAGATTATATCTGTTATGGTAAACACACAGGTACAAAGTTATTTTATAAAAGTGTCAGGCTAATTCTTATGTTTGACGATCAAGTCATGATGAAGGTAGAGAACCCTGCATTTCTCGATCCTACATTTAATTTAACTAGTTTTTCTTCATGACTTGTAATTTACTTAGGAATATGTTATAATAGTATTAACGTAAAACGATTGTCTCGTAAACAACGGAGTATATAATGAACAACGATGAAACCTGGGAAGAAGTAGATATCCCTGAAAATGAAGAAGCAAGTTATGAGATTGAAGAAGAAGAAGAGGTACAGCCACAACAAGCTGAACCTGTTCAAGAAGAAGAGCAACCTCAAGAACTTGATGGTATTAAAACTAAAGGAGCCGAAAAACGTATTAGGCAATTGGTTCGTCAACGCAAAGAACGAGATGAACAGATTGCTCAGTTGTTGGCTCAGAATGAAGAACTATCTAGTAATTTAAAACAAAGAGAAAGTTCTTTTAATGAAGTAAGTAAGCTTAATTTAGATGCTTCTGAAAAACAACTTACAGATAAAGTTACGCTGGCACGTAACGCCTATATGGAAGCATTTGAAAGTGGTGAGAAAGAAAAGCTTCTGCAAGCTCAAGAAATGCTGAATGAAGCTCAAGTAGATTTAAAACATTTAAATCTCACTAAAGCTCAAATGGAAGAAGTTGCTGAACAACCTGAACCAGAACAAACAGCACCTGTACAACAACCAGTACAACAGACCCCTGATCCTAGAGCAGAAGAATGGGCAGCTAATAACGAATGGTTTGGTAAGGATAAAATTTTAACTGTTTCAGCTTTAACAATTGATCAAGAACTTAAAGCAGAAGGATATGATCCAGATGATGAAGAATTTTATCAAGAAGTTGATCGGCGGCTTTCAGAAGCTTTTCCACATAAGTTTAAATCTTCTGAAGTGCCTGTGGAAGAAAATCAAAATCGTGTGCAGGAAGATACGTCAGTTCCTGCTCAAGTGGTAGGAAGTAGTTCGCGCTCTACTCCTAATTCCTCTAAGAGCAAGATTAAACTAACAAAAGAAGATGTTAGGCTTGCTAATAAATGGAATATACCCCTTGAAACATATGCTGCTCAGAAGCTTAAAGTTGCTGAAGCAGATGGCGAATATACGCAAATTAGTTAGTGCGGAGGACATGAAATGACACGCGAAAAATCACGTATTGATACTCTAAGAGAAACAAACACTAGGGAAGAAGAGTACATCTTTGAAGAACCTGATGCCTTGTCTATACCAAATACGGTACAAGAAAGGTTTCAAAATGAAGGATTAGACCTTCGATGGATCAGGATTTCTTTGCGAGGGCAAGAAGACATTATGAATGTTGGAAAGCGTGAGCAAGAAGGATGGACTTTTGTAGAACCTGGTGAAGTTCCTGAAATGGCATCAACATCCTACGTGAGGGATGAGGGCAGATACTTGGGTACAGTCTGTCGCGGAGATGTAGCCTTGGCTAAAAAACCAATTAACCAAGTAAAAGCAAGACGGGCTTTCTACGAAAAGAAAGCAAATGATATGATGGATGCTGTTAACGCACAGCTTTACAATAATTCAGATGCTCGTTTACGTAATATGCCTGTCTCTAATAGTAGTAGATCAACCACTATGAGAGGACGCACTCCAAATTTTCAGGACTAAGCCTCTCTATAACTAGGAGGAACTAGAAATGAGTACAACTAAAGCATTTCGTGGGTTCATTCCTGTCCGAAAAAAAGGTAGTAACTATAACTCTGAAGGTGTAGAAGTTCTGCCGATTACTTCTGGTGGTCTTTGTAGCAATAATGTTTTTACTGGTGATCTTGTTGTGATGCCAGGAGCAAACCTTGCTACGATTCAACCATTTATTGCTGCCACTCTCAAGCCATCTGGCGTGTTTGCTGGTTGTCAATATGTAGAAGATGGCGAACAAAAGTTTCGTCGGCATTGGGCAGGAGGAACGTGCGTAACAGATTTGAAATTCCATGTTATCACTGATCCTGATCAGATTTATTACATTCAAGCTTCTCTCTCGCTTTCTATTGGAGAGATCAATGTTGTAAAGAACTACAATGTTACTGTTAGCTCAACAGCAAGTTCAGGAGATACCACGACTGGTCAGTCCAGTTATTATCTCTTGGCAGCGTCTGGCGCAGAAACTGAACAAGCTGCGCGAGTTGTCAAGCGTGCAGAGCTTCCTGAAGAAAAGGATAGTGATTCTTTTCCAATTGTGGAAGTTTGGCTTAACACTCACCGAGATCGGTACGTTACTGCTACCGCATCCACGGCTTAATAAGGAAGGTGTATCATGGCTATTAATCGTTCAAGTATTGCTAAAGAACTCCTTCCTGGCCTTAATGCTGTTTTCGGTCTGGAGTATGGTGACGTTAATAATGAGCATGAGCCTCTTTATGAAACGGAAAACTCTGATCGTGCATTTGAGGAAGAAGTTCTCTTTACGGGCTTCGGAACTGCTCCCACCAAAGGTGAGGGTGCTTCTGTTGCTTATGATGACGCGCAGGAAAGTTATACTGCTCGTTACACGATGGAAACTGTTGCACTGGCTTTTGCCGTTACGGAAGAAGCTATGGAAGACAATCTTTATGACACGTTTGCAAAGCTACGTGCCAAGGGTCTTGCTCGTGCAATGGCTAACACGAAGCAGGTTAAAGCTGCCAATCTCTTCAACAATGGATTTACGGATACCATTGGTGATGGTGCGGCATTCTTTTCCAATGCTCACCCAACGATCAGTGCGGGTAATCAGTCTAACTTGATTGCTGCGTCTGATCTTTCAGAGGCAACTCTGGAAACGGCTCTAACGAATGTTCAGAAGATTGAAGATGACCGTGGTATCTTGATTGGTGCTAGTTCGGTTTCGCTTCATGTCCCTGTTGATTCGTGGGCGATTGCGGATCGGGTTCTTAATAGCCCAGGCACGACTCAAGTTAGTGCTGCTGCTGCTAATCCGAATACCAATGCTATCAATGCAACGCGCCACATGGGTATGTTGCCTGATGGTTACTATGTTAATCGGCGGTTTACCGATACGACTTCTTGGTGGATTAAAACAGATGTGCCAAATGGTACGAAGATGTTTGTCCGCACTCCTCTTCAAACGAAGATGGAACCTGATTTCGATACTGGTAATCTTCGCTTCAAGGCTCGCGAGCGTTATGCGTTTGGTGTGTCTGATTGGCGTGGATGGTTTGGTTCGCAAGGATCGTAATGCTAAAAGTCAGGGAGGATTAATTTTCTCCCTGACTTTATCTTAGGAGAATAACATGGCAAATAACTATAATGCTCTTTTTCAAGCAGGTGCGGGAGTTATTTCTACAGCAGAAAAAACTCGTATTATTGCGGTCCATGCTCATAGCACTGTTGCAGGTTCTTTTGATATTAAAGGAGCAACATCAGGTGTCTTGAAATTTTTCGTAGCAGCTAATGAAAGTGCAGATATTTATATTGGAGATATGGGCGTTCCAATGATAGGAAGTGTAAGTGTTTCAGTTCCTGCTGATGGCGCTGCTTTAACATTAATTGTAGGCTAATACAATGCCTGACTTTGCGTTTTTAAAAAATGATTTAATAAATACAACTGAAAACGACTCAACTGAGTTTTCAGATCAGATATCTTTTTTTGTAGAAAAAACAGAGAATAGACTTTCAAATGATCTAGACGATTTTGGTCTAGATTTTTTTACTACAGTATCTTGCTCAATTGGAAATCCAATTGTATCCTTACCTGTAGATACAAAAATTGTTAGAAATGTAAATGTTATATCTAGTGCATCATCTACAAGAACAAGTTTGTTGCAAAGAACATATGAGTATGCTATTGATTATTGGCCTCATGCAAGTGCATCTGTAGGTGATCCCCGATATTATTCACGTAAGACAAACACAGAGATTTATATTGTACCCACTCCTGCATCAGCAGTTGATATTGAGGTACAGTTTGTACGCAAACCTATAGGTCTAGCTTCTGCAACTGGAACAAGTGTAACAACTACTAATTACTTTAGTGAGTTTTGCTATAACGCTTTGTTCTATGGTTGTATGATTGAGGCTACCATGTATATGAAAAGTTGGAGCGATCTTCAAATATGGGAAGGTCAATATCAAAATGCTATTAACCAACTTAGAAACCAAGCTCGTCGTACTCGTCAAGATGATATGGCACAAGCAGCAAGTCCTGCTGGCAGTCCTGATACGGTGATTATGGGATCAACATAATGGCTATCGGTAGAAGTAATATTTCTAATCAAATTTCAAAACCTAAAAATAAAAAGAAAAAAAAGAAGAGAGTTTATAAAAGGAGAAAAAAATGAAAGACTTTGTATCAGGTTCTTTAGCACGTAAGATTCCAAACCTTAATCCAGATTTGAATGAGATTGTAGGTCGCCCTACAGGTCAGGGGTTTGGCGCAGCTAGGAAAGGACCAAATGTGGTTGCCTCTTCAGACAAAGACCTCATGAAAGAGGAGGACTAGTTATGGCAGCTAGAAAAAAACCATCAACAGTAGCTCAAGCTAAAGCTGCAAAAAGTCCAATTTTTTATGGTAAAGGTAATAAAGAACTTGCTGCTGTAACTAAAGAAGAACTTAAAAAGTCAGGATTATCTTTGCGTGATTATTTAAATAAACGAAAAGGTAAAACAAGGCGAACTGCTGCTAAAGTTGCACCTAGACCTAAACCTGCACCTGCTCCTGCTCCTAAAGCTCGACCATCAAAACGTCCAACAGATACAGGTCAACGTCTTGATAATCGTCCTGTTAAATTTACTCCTAAACCTAAATCTAGACCAACAGGATCATCTGCTCCATTAAATACAAAAGGTAGCATTGTACCAAGCCGAGGAACTGGCAAAGCTGATCCATACAAATATGTAGGTAAAGGTCCAAGAGGACAAAAAGGTCAAGCTCCTGTTCCTACAACTGAAGAAAAAGTAAAAATGGCTGGGCTTGTTCTTGGTGGTTTAGGTGGTCCAGGAGCAAAAGCTGCTACTAAAGCAGCTACAACATATGGAAAACCTTTTGTAAATAAATTAATTAATAGAATTAAAAATTTATCTAATAAGCAACAAGAAGATATAATGAAAGAAGTTGCTCGGAGTAATCTATCTAAAAGAGATATGAATATAGCTCTTAGAAATGCTGAAACTCCAAAGGATATAAGAGCAGTAATAGCTCAACAAAGATCAACAGCATCTACACCTGGAAAACTCCGACCAGGAGAAAAACCTTTTAAACAGACCACTGTAAGGAAAAGACAAGAAGCTCGTAATAGACAAAGGCGTAGAGAAACTAAGAGACAACAAGAATTAAGAGAAATGAATAAAGCAATAGGAAAAAAAGGTGGTGGTAATCTTAAATCTGTAGATACACAACAAAATCCAGGTCTGGCTAAACTTCCTACAAATGTTAGGAATCGTATGGGTTATGCAAAGTCTGGAGGCAAAGTTGTAAATCGTAAAGGTGGAGGCATGGTAGGATCAGGTAATGATCTTGTAGCCTCTATGTACGATTAAGGAGAAGTTATATGTCTAAGCATAATAAAAAATCTAAAGACCCATCATTTGAAAGTTTTTTACAATCAAATTTAAAAGCTAAAACTAAAGCAAGAAAAATGAAAAACAAGCCTAATATTAAACCTAAAAACTTTGTTGAAGGTCCAAAGGCACCTCCAATTAAAAAACGTGGTGGTGGAACTTTTGATATGGAAATAAAGATTCCTAAAGAAATGGTTACTCAAGGTATAATGTATGGTTACAAAAAAGGTGGACAGGTTTAATGTCTCGTAATCCTAGACGCACTATTAAAGGTAGAGGTAAAGGTAAAGGTATGAAAGGTCATACTATAGGTGGCGGTCATAAACGTCCTACTAGAAGTGGAGCGGGTATGACTGCTAAAGGTGTAGCTAAGTATCGTAGAGATAATCCTGGAAGTAAACTAAAGACTGCTGTTACTGAAAAAAGTCCTACAGGTAGCCGTGCAAAAAGGCGTAAAAGTTTTTGCGCTAGATCAGCAGGACAAATGAAAAAGTTTCCAAAAGCAGCTAAGAATCCTAATTCAAGATTACGTCAAGCAAGGAGACGTTGGAGGTGCTAACAAAGGAGGTGCATCATTTCATATTTAATTAGTAATATACCACACTTTAAATGTTGGATACGTAAAGAGTTTACACATAACCATCAAGAATATCAAGGAGAATATTTACATGGTTTAGCTATAGCAGTAAATACAATTCCAGACAGATGTCTTAGTTTTCAAGTTGTATTTACAGGTATTGATGAAGAAGAAAATATACATGGTGGAGCAATGTGGGCAAGAATGCCTATAACAGCTTTAATAGCAGATGAAGTTTTAGAAGAAATGCCAGACAGAATGGATACTCATCTAGCTCAACCTTGGGATTGCTCATCAAGAAATCATGCTATAATTGTAATGGACAGAGTTAGCTCAAGTCCTTGGTTATGTAAAATTCATGGAGAATTTTTTAAAGCTCGCTATATGTTTACCATAGATTATACTGATAGTTACATAAGCGATGATCCAGCACAACATAAACAAAGTCACGTATTACAATTAATTGATGCAGATAAATGGACAGGTAATATTGTAGCATTACCTAACAACAGAGTCAGAGTTACAAATCCTGCTTTATGGGTAACAGGAGAAGGCGCTCCAGACTTTGCACCAAGTCAGTATATACATTCATCAGAGATACATGATAGTTATACTGATCCACACATAACTTTTAATAATTTATATCAGGAGGATGATAATGCGTAAAAAAACTAAGTACATGGCTAAAGGTGGAAAGATGACAAAATATAAATCTAAAGGTGGTTCTGTAAAGCGTCGTAGTGGCGGTACAGTTCGCCGTAAGACTGGTGGTAGGGCTAGGTAATGGCTAAACTTTGTCCCAAAGGTAAAGCTGCTGCAAAGCGTAAGTTTGATGTATATCCATCAGCTTATGCTAATATGTATGCATCTGCCATATGTTCTGGTAAAATAAAAGAAGGGGGCAAAAAGAAAAAGACAGTCAAAGCTAAAAAAGGAACTACTGGTGGTTTAAGAAAGTGGGTTGGTGAGAAATGGGTGGACATTGGTGCACCCAAAAAAGATGGTAAGTTTCAACCCTGCGGTCGTAAGTCTGCTAAAAAAAGTAAAAGAAAATATCCTAAGTGCGTACCTCTTGCGAAAGCAAATCGTATGACAGCAGGTCAAAGAGCTTCAGCAGTTAAACGTAAACGAGCAAAAGCTCAAGGTGTAGGAGGTAAACCTACAATGGTAAAAACATTTGCTAAATATGGTGGACAAGCCTTGGTAGCTTCTTGTTATGACTAAACGTAAAGACCCTAAAGTAGGAACTGGTAAAAAACCTAAAGGTTCTGGTCGTAGATTATATACTGATGAGAATCCAAAAGATACTGTTAGTATTAAGTATGCTACTGTTGAAGATGCTAAAAAAACAATAGCAAAGGTAAAAAGAATAAATAAACCTTATGCTAGAAAAATACAAATACTTACAGTTCTAGAACAACGTGCTAAGTTTGCTAAGAAACCAGAACAATCTAGATTAGCTAAAGCTGCTAAACAACAACTTAAAAAGAAGTATAGAACATAATGGCTACTAGCGGTACATTTAATTTTAACCTTGATATAGATGAGGTTATTCAAGAAGCAACAGAAATGATTGGGGGTGAGAATACTCTTGGTCATGAACCTGCATCTGCTCGTCGTTCTATAAACTTAATGTTAACTGACTGGCAAAACAGAGGTGTACTGTTATGGTCTACGGAAGTAACAGCAGTCACTGTTGCAGCTAGTGTAACATCATATGCATTAAGTAACTCTACAGTTGATGCTCTTGAAGTTGTAGTTAATAGAGACGATACTGATCTACAACTAACTCGTATTTCTTTTGAAGAGTATTTAATTATTCCTAATAAATCTCAAACAGGTAGGGCTACACAATATACAATTAAAAGAAATCGTGATAATCCTACTCTTAGCATTTGGCCTATTCCTGATAATAGTACAGATGTATTAAAGATAGAACGCATTAGCCAATTAGAGGATGTAAATAAATCTGCACTACAAAATGCAGATATGCCTAAAAGATTTCTTCCATGTCTAACTGGAGGTCTTGCATATTACATGTCATTAAAACGTCCTAATGTTCCTAATGAACGCATGGCAATGTTAAAAGCAAACTATGAAGAACTTCTTTTAAGGGCAATGGAAGAAGATAAAGAACGTGCAAGTATTTTCTTTAAACCTAAAATTAGGACTGTTTAATGGCAACAAATCGTAAAGCACTAGCTATATGTGATGTATGTGGTTTTAGATATCCACATCGTGTTATGAGACGAAACAGTTTTGGTTTACTTGTTTGTCCAGAAGATTATGAAGGCGCGTTTGATTTAAAAAATCATCCTCAAAATAAAACTCCTGATGTAAGAGATGATACTAAAATAGATGATCCTAGACCTGATTCAGGAGGTCGTAACTTAACGTGGAATACTGCTAACTTGTTTTGGGAGGGAACTCCTAATAATATGAGTGATCAAGTTATTTCACCAGTTTGGAACAGCGCATGAGTGATTTTGATTTAACAGGTAAAAGAATAGCAGATACTTACAAAGGTTTACTTAAACTAGCTGTAAGTGGCAATGGTGCTGTATCTACATCTTTAACTCAAGTTGAAGGTGGAGATGGAACGAACACTGCTTTATTTGTAGCCTCTAGTGCTATAAGAGTTGGTGGAGCATTCGCTGTATCTTCAAGTGCCTCTATAGGAGGCTCTTTAAAAGTTAATGGAGATGTATGTGCAAGCTCTTACTTTGGTAGTGGGCGTCATCTTACTAGCATTACTCCATCAGGAGACACTTCTGTAAGTTCTCTTATAGTTGCAAATACTGCTACAATTGGTGGAACTCTCTCAGTAGGAGGAGCAGTTAATTTACTAAGCACTGCTACAGTTAGTGGAGCAGCAGGATTTTTAGGAACTGTTCGAGTTAGTGGTAATACTACGATTGGAGGTACTTTAGACGTTGCTAGTAATACATCTGTTGGTGGTACTCTTATTACAACTGGATCAGCAACTTTTGATAATGATGTATCTGTATCTGGTGATGTAAATATAGGAGGTACTGCTACAGTTGCAGGAGCAGCATCTATTGGTGGAGCAGTATCTATAGGTGGCGCAGTTAATTTATTAAGCACTGCTACTGTATCAGGAGCAGCAGGATTCTTAGGGTCTGTTAGAGTTAGTGGAGCTACTTCACTTGAGGGAGCTACAGTCTTAGGATCAACTGTTACTGTGGCAGGAGCAGGACATTTTAAAGACGATGTTTCAGTAAGTGGTAATATTAATATTGGAGGAACTGTTACAATTGCTGGCTCTAATGTTCAAGCAACTAATGCTAAAGTTTGCGCTAGTGCTTTTTTTGGAGATGGTTCTAATCTAACAGGTATTGCTGCTTCAGTTGCAGGAAATATTTCAGTTAATAATCTTCTTGTAGGAGGTACTGCAACAATAGTAGGTGCAGCATCTATAGGAGGTGCAGTATCTATTGGTGGTGCGGTTAATCTTTTAAGCACTGCTACTGTGTCAGGAGCAGCAGGTTTTCTTGGTACTGTACGAGTTAGTGGTAATACTACAGTTGGTGGCACATTAGATGTTGCAGGTAATACATCAATTGGTGGAACATTTATGTCTACAGGTGCAGCAACCTTTGATAATGATGTATCTGTATCAGGCAATATTGTTATTGGTGGAACAGCAACAATAGTTGGCGCAGCTTCAATAGGAGGTGCGGTATCTATAGGAGGTGCTGTAAATCTTTTAAGCACTGCAACTGTAAGCGGTGCAGCAGGATTCTTAGGAACAGTACGTGTAAGTGGTAATACAACTGTTGGAGGCACATTAGATGTAGCTGGCAATACTTCTATAGGAGGTACATTTTTAGCTACAGGCGCTGCAACATTTGATGATGATGCTTCAGTATCTGGTAATTTACATGTAGGAGGTACGGCTACAATTGGTGGTGCAGCACAAATTACAGGTAATGTAAGTTTAGCAGGACAATTATTTTTAGCTAAGTCAGCAGCAGCCGCTATATCAGCAACAGCTATTAATGGTATTACTTCTGTATCATTAAACTTTTCTAATGCTCAAAATTTTCTTACTACTGTTACAGCAGCACATACATTGGCTAGACCAACTAATGCTAATAAAGGACAAACAGGAAGTATATTTTTTATTCAATCTGGTGGTAGTGGCACACTAGCTTATAATACTTGTTGGAAATTTATTGGTGCTAGTGTACCTACTTTAGCTGTTAGTAGTGGAGCAGTTTCTAGATTAGACTATATTGTTGTATCAGTATCAAGTGATAATACAGCAGAAAATTTACATGCAATTTTAACAAATGAATATGGAAATAGTTAAACATGGTTTTTTCTAATAATCTACTTTTTGGTGCAGCAGCAGAGGCTACTAGTGGAGCAGCAGCATTTGATACAACTTTGATTAGTAACTCAGTTTGGTTAGATGGTAGTGCTGATGATTTAGACAGATCCACTTCAAGCCATAGTTCAACTGAAGTTGTTATGGCATGTTGGTTTCAGCTAAATAAACTTAGTGGTAATGCAGGGTTGCTAGGGCTTGGAACTGGAACGGGTGGTTCTACTAACTCTGGTTTATGGTTCAGTGATGGCACAGTATATTTTTATAAAGATGGAAACGGCGCTACTACAAATAAATTACTTAGAGATATTGGTTGGTATCATATTCTAGGTAGTTTTAAACTGGATGAATCAACAGCAAGCAATAAAGGAAAACTATTTATCAATGGAGAAGAGATAACTAGTTTTGCTGCTGATCCAAGAAGTAGCTGGGGTACAAGTTTTGGAAGTACCGCTACTCAATCTGTTGGTAGTATTTTTACAAATACTTTTCTAAAAGGTTATATTGCTCAACCTGTAATGCTTGACGGCCAATCAATACAAGGTGGTGATGTAGCTATCACAGATTTTGTGGACACATTTACATTTGGAACTAATGGTTCACAAATTATTCCAAAGAAAGATAGTGATATTGCTGCACTCGCATCTTCCGCTGGTGGTAATAGCTTTTGTTTAGACTTTGCTAATAGTTCTGACCTTGGAAATGATATTAGCAGCAATAATAATGACCTTACTCCAAATAGCATGGCAGCAGCTAATCAGTCAGAAAATACACCTAGTAAAGTTTACCCAGTTTGGAATCCTCTTGCCAGAGTTGGCAGCGGCTCAGTGACTTTGAGTGAAGGTAATACAAAAGCTGTCGTAGTTGATAACGGTGGAATTGTTATGTCACAAACTCTGCCGTTTTCTGGACTGTGGTACTGGGAAGTA